AACGGTAAAACAAAAAGTTCAAATATTAATGATCTAAAAAAATATTTAGGTAAATTTAAAAATAATGATGAATATTCTGTTGGGTATATAAAAGTATAAAATTTAACCATAACCTTCCTATTTAACAAAGGTCTCTAATTATTAAATTAGAGACCTTTTCTTTTGACAAAATTCAGTTCTTGTAATACAATAATTCAAAATTCAGTTTTAAGGACATATAAAATGATTAATAAAATACGATTATATTGTTATGCTATTAAATATTGGTTTCATGGAGATGACTGGAATTTTGCATTGGAATATGCTGATGTTATCGTAAACAAATGGAATAACCATTCGAAGGAGAAAAAATGAAAAAAATAGTACTACTCGATTTCAGTAATATCGCCCATGCATCATTTCATTCAATTACTAAAGAGATAAAGCAGACAAATGCTAAAGACCCTCTTTGTGTTGAAAGAATTCAAGTTTGGCGTTATTTTATGCTTGATAAGATTAAAGAAACCATGAACAAACATAAGCCACATGAACTAATAATTTGTTGTGACAAACCATCATGGAGAAAGAAAGCATTTCCATATTATAAAGCAAAAAGAAAGCAATCCCGAGATCAGAGTGAATTAGATTATCAACAGTTTTATGAGGAAATAGATAGATTCCTCAATGATATAGATATGATTTTTCCTTATAAAGTATTATCTGCTAATGGAGCAGAAGCCGATGATATTATTGGAATATTAACTCATAGTCTTAAAGATGAAAATGAAATCTTGATTGTTTCTGTTGATAAGGATATGGTTCAGCTTTTAGATACAAATGTTAGAGTTTGGTGTCCAAATAAAAAAGCATATCAAGTATGTGATGATACTGATAGATTTTTAGTTGAACATATTCTAAAGGGTGATTCATCTGATGGAATTCCAAATATATTATGTCCAGATGATACCTATATTCGAGAATCATATAAGCACACCAAAGGTTTTATCAATTGGATGATGAAGAAAACAGATATTAAAGACCTGGATATTGAATATGATAATGATGATAGTCTCATTGAATATCTTCAAGAAAATCACCCAAAGGCGTTCTCTGACACCGAAGATAAATATAGAGAAGAGTTTGAGAAAGAACCAATTGCAAAAGAAAGAGCAACAGCATGTGGGTCAAGAAAAATTAATGAGATTTTAGAATATGGTCTCGAAAAGTATATTAAAGAGAATAAGCTCAATCGAAATTATAATCGAAATAAGAAACTAATTCAACTTGATGAGGCAACAATTCCAAAGAAGTTATGGGATTATATCATGAAAAGATTTGACAAAATAGGTGATAAGAAATATAATGAATTAAAAATTCTTCAGTTTATTAAGAGAAATAAACTAAGATTAACACCTAGAGATATTAAGATGTTTAAACCTGAACCATATAATGGAGATATTTCGGATATATTCTAAATGCAAGATATAAGCTCATACATAAATTTATGTGGACTCCAAGGATTACAAAGAAAAGGTAATTCTTGGAATTTTAGATGTTCTATTTGTGGAGACTCAAAAAAATCAAAACATAAGAAACGTGGTTGGGTAATTTGGAATAGTAAAAATTCATGTTGGGTTTATTACTGTCATAATTGTGGAGCTTCATTATCATTTATCAATTATTTAAAGCAATATCATAATGAATCATTTAAAGATTTTATTAAAAATGAATTCAGAAATAAGTATAAGAAAAAAGAAAAAGAGATAAAAATACTAGAGAAAAAACCTATTCCTGCTATATACAAAGGTGAGTTTGACTTAACTAGAATTTCAGAGTTAAGTCAAACTCACGACGCTTATATGTATATGAAGAATCGTAAAATCCCTCAAAAATATTTCTCATATTTTGGTTATACTGACAACTTTAAAGAATGGATTAATACAAAAATAAATGATAAATTTAAAGAAACTAAAAGAGATGATAGACGAATTGTTGTTCCATTTATTGATAATAATAATATATGCTTTGGTGTCGCTGGTAGAGCTCTATCAGAAAATAACTTTCCAAAATATATTACAATCAAATTTAATGAAGAGATGCCAAAAGTTTTTGGACTGGATAGAATAGATACAGGAATAGATGTTTATATCTTTGAGGGTCAAATTGATAGCTTATTTATTCCAAATTCTATTGCTCTAGGTGGGTCTGATATTAAATTTGATACTATTGATAAGATAATTCCAAAGGATAAATCTATTTTTATCTTTGATAATGAGATTAATTTTCAGATATTTAAAAAGATTGAAAGGGTTATAGATAAAGGTTATAAAGTATGTTTATTGCCCAAAAATATTAGAAAGCATGGAAAAGATATTAATGATTATATAATGTATGGAATGACATCTAATGAAATTTTAGATATAATTAAGAAAAATACTTTTTTTGGTTTGAGAGCAAAGGCCCAATTTTCAGTTTGGAAGAGGAGATAGAATGTATACATTTGTGAATAGATATCATAATAGTATTTGTCATATATATTATGATAAAGAAGGTAATAAAAGAATAAGTAAACATAGTAAAGATTTAAATCTAATGCTTGGCATTGAAACAAATGAAGAATCAGAATGGAAAGATATGCATGGCAAAAATATTCAAAATGTTAAATGTGATACATTAGGAGAATATTATAAATTTATTAGAGATTATGGTGATTATGAAATAATTTATGGAAATATAAATCCTGTTGCTCAATTTATTTCAAATAAATATGCTGATGAAGATCCTACTGATTTTTCTCATATTAAAACCTTTGTAGTTGATATTGAGACTACTTCTATTATTTGGGATACAAAAAAAGAAATAAATATTGGTTTTGATATTGATGATGCAACATTTAAAACATATGATCAAATAAATGAAAAGTATACAAAAGAAGAACAAGAAAAATTAGTATATGAAGATAAAAACATTTGGAAACCTTATAATAGACAAATATTTATAAGACAAGCAGGATTTCCTGATCCAGCAAAAACCGAATATCCTATTATCACAATAGCAATTAAGAATGAAAAGAATGGTAAGTACTATATTTGCTCTACTAAAGATTATGATAAATCTAAAACAATTCTCGATATAGATCCTAAAGATATTCAGTTTTATAAAGCAAAAGATGAAGAACATCTTTTTAAATGGTTTATCTCTATAATGAGAAAAGAACAACCAGATATTCTCATTGGATGGTATTCTAATAATTTCGATTGGCCTTATATTATAAATAGAAGTAGAATTGTTTTTGGAACTCTTGATGAGATTTCAAAGATTTCTCCATTTGGTGTTGTTACTTGTGAAAAGACCGATATTTCATTTGGATTTGGAGATACTGAATGGAGAATAGTAGTTGGCGGAATTACTATGCTTGACTATCTCAAACTATATAAGAAATTTATATTTACTCCAAGAGAAAAATACTCATTAGATTTTATATCACAAGAAGAATTAGGATCAAATAAAATAAATTATGAAGAATATGGAAATCTAAATGACTTATGGGATCAAAATCCTCAATTATTTATGGATTACAATATTTATGATGTTGAACTAATATCTATGATGGATAAGAAGCTTAATTTATTAGACATATTAGCTTCATTAGCATATAAAGCAAAATGTAATTTTTATGATGCTCTTGGAACAGTTGGAATTTGGGACATTCTTATATATAATAGACTGAAGAAAAATAAAATTATGATTCCTCCAGTAAAGGAAAACGAAACAGAACAATATGCTGGAGCTTATGTAAAACAGCCTGTTCCAGATATTTATTCTTGGATTTTATCTTTAGATCTCAATAGCTTATATCCATGGATTCAAAAACAATTCAATATTTCTCCAGAATGTTTGACAGATGAGAGAGAAATGGTTAGAATTGATCAAATTGATGATCAAATTCTTTTTCAAGATATTAAACCAAAAGAAGGATTAATATTAGCAGGAAATGGTTGTTATTTTAAGAAAGATAAAGTTGGTTTTATACCAGAGCTATTAATAGAAATTTATGATGAAAGAAAAGAAGCAAAGAAATTAATGATTCAAAAGAAAATTGAACTTGAAGCAATTGAAAATCAATTAAAGGAAATATGATGACTGATTTATCACCAGAAGAAAGACAGAAAATATTAGATAAATATCCAAAGATGACATGGGAAGAGTTTTTACAAATTCCATTAAGATGCGATTGTAATACTAGAAAAGAATATATGCAAAGATTTGATAAAGAAGAATTATATCCTGATCTAAATATTGTATTGATATCAGTTAAAGGTGGTTGTGAAATTAATTTTGTACATGTTATATAAAATTATTTACTTCTAGATTTAGATAGTTTATATTAGATCCAGAAATAAATAATACAATTAAAGGAGATATAAAGATGAAACTTAGTGAAATAAAAGAGATTTTAAAGAATACACCTAATATTAAGTATGATTATTATAATAATGATGAGAGAGATTTAGGAATTGGTGAAATTAATAGAATTATTCTATTTGAATCACGAGGAATAGAATTTGAAATTCAATGGTGGATTAATCAATCATATTTATATATTGGTGGAGTTGGCCCTATTTTATTTAAAAAGGTTGAAAAAATACATACTTGGCCAAATCATGCAAAAATGAATTTACAATTTTATCAAAATGAATCACTACCCTGTTGTATAATTGAAGTTGATTGGTATGAGGAGATTAAAAAATGAATAAAATGACATTAGTTGAATTTTTACAAATACCTATTAGATTTGAATGTAATCCTATAAAGAATTATATGGTAAGAGTTGATAGAGAAGTTGAAATTGGTTTTAATACTGTAATTATTATTGAGAAAGAATGTTTTTCTATTGAATCTGTAAAAATTATAGATTAAAGGAGATTAAAAAAAATGAGTGATGCAGAAATATTAAAATTCCCTTTGGCTTATCTTGAAATATCTAGGGGTAGAGGGACTTTTACCCCACTTTCAGTTATCAATAAAGGATATGATTTTTATTCTGATATTGAAATTATCATTTATTTTGATCGTATAGAGATAGATGCTAATAAACATACATTCACATATCATTACGATAATAACAAAGATCGTAGATTTAATTTTAACATAACATATGTTGAAGATTATGAAAATAAATATATTATAACCCCAGAAGATTATTATTACAAGGCTAGTTGGGATATGAGAAGGTTTAAGTTCTCCCCAAAAAGATGCTTAAAAGAGGGTTGGTATAAGGAACAAAAATATGAAAAGTTTAAATATACATTTATGGATAAATCTCTATTAATAATAGAAAATAAAGGAAAATTTAGTTTGTAGTATATTAATGTTAATTGCATATTATTTAAAAATAATTGTTTACTTTTAGATTTAGATAGTTTATATTAGATCTAGAAGTTGGCAACATACATAAAACACTTAATCTAGGAGAAATAAAAATGAATTTTTCAGTAACTAAAAATGGTAAGCCTCTTGATCCATCTCTTTATAGTTGGGATAAAAAGACGAGAGCATTTTCAACAACTGAGTGCGAATTAGTATTAGATTTTAATAATATGAATAATATTACATTCAATACTGGTTCAGGTTGTACATTTAAAACTGGTTCGGATTGTACATTCAAAACTGGTTCATATTGTACATTTGATACTGGTTCATGTTGTACATTTGATACTAGTTGGGATTGT